CGCTCTATCAAAACAAACTCCGTAGCACGAAGTAGTGTGCCGAAGTAATGGGAGGGAATATTGATGGCATCTTTCGCAAGGAAGTGGCTGGAAGGGATTCTGGAAAACGAAGAGCTTTCAACCAAGGAGAAAGCCCAACAGATCATGGACGGACACATTGCCGTCACAGATGGTTTGAAGGACGAACGGGATTCTTTCAAGGCAGAAGCGGAAAAGGCAGGAGATCTCCAGAAGGAGTTGGATGATCTGAAAAACGGCGAGGATTTCAAGAAGAAATTCGAGGACGAACACAAAGCCTTTGAGGATTTCAAGAAACAAACCGCCAGCGAAGCCGAAGCCGCAAAGGTCAAGTCGGCATACAGGAAACTGCTTGCCGGGGAAGGAATCGGCGAAAAGCGGCTTGATTCAATTCTCAAGGTCACGGATCTGTCCAAGCTCAAGCTGGACAAGGACGGGAATCTGGAGGATGTGGACGGGCTGAAAAAAGCCATCAACGATGAATGGGGCGAGTTCAAGACCAAGGTCACCGAAAAGGGGGCTGTGGTCGAAAAGCCGTTGCAGACGGGCAAAGCCACGAAAACCAAAGAGGAAATCATGGCGATCAAAGACACCGATGAACGGCAGAAAGCGATTGCTGAAAATCATGAATTGTTTGGGTTCTAACCCAAGAAAGGAGAACTACAATGCCTGATCCTACTCCGATTTATGTCGAAGCCGAAACCAACCTGATCACCAAGAGCCAGATGTCCAAAGTTCGTGAAGTGGACTTTGTGCAACGTTTCGCTCATGGCTCTCTGGCGAAGCTGATTGAGGTTCTGGGTGTTACCCGGAAGCTCCCCATGCAGGAAGGTACTACCCTGTATATGTATACCACCTCTGGCACTCTCCAGAGCGGTGCTGTTTCCGAGGGCGAAGTCATTCCGCTTTCCAAGTATCAGCGCAATAAAGCCGCTGTCGGCGAAATGACCCTTAACAAGTGGAGGAAAGCTACCTCTGCCGAAGCGATCATGAAGAGCGGCTACAAAGAAGCCGTTTCCGAAACTGATGCGGCTCTGCTGAAAGACGTTCAGAAAACCGTTCGTACCAGCTTCTTCACGCTGCTGAACGGCACGATCACCGGATCTACATCTGTAACGGGTGTTGGCTTACAGGCGGCTCTGGCTGCTGCGTGGGCACAGCTCCAAGTTAAGTTTGAGGATGATACTGCTGCCGCCGTGTATTTCGTTAACCCGGTTGACATCGGCGATTATCTGGCTACCGCCAATATCACCGTGCAGAACGCTTTCGGCATGAACTACATCGAGGATTTCCTCGGTCTGGGTACTGTGATCCTGTCCAGCCAGATTACTGCTGGAACGTTCATCGCTACCGCCAAGGAAAACATCGTCCTCTATTACCTGTCCATGAACGGTGACATCGCTGGCAAGTTCGGTCTGACCGTTGATGATCTCGGTCTGATCGGTATGAAAACCGACATTCCTACCGAAAACCGTGCCCAGCTCGAAACGCTGGTAATGGCTGGTGTGACCTTCTTCATCGAATATGCGGCTGGTGTTGTCAAGGGCACTATCACAAGCTCGGACTGACTGACCTGACCCTTACCCCAAAGGCATCAGGAAGTTATTGGGGAACGGATGTTGAGGATATGCAAGATGACCTCGCCGTTTCCGGGGGCAAAATCACGGGAACGCTGAAATACCTGACAACGGGTCAACTCGTGACCGATTGGGGTGAAGGTTATTTCATCGCTGTCGGATTCAGCAATTTCAGTTCCGGTCTGACCTATGAGGATGTCCAAGTCGGACTTGCACCCACACAGGGAGCAGGACTTGTAACGCTTGACTCTGATAAGGATGCGGTATTCCACATCACCGATCCGAGCCAGAGGATCACGGCAATTCAGACGGATGCCAACGGTCATAAACGGCAGCAGTTCTGGAGTCTGGCTGACATCACCTATGAACCGAAGGAGGGCTAACGCATGAGCGTGATTGCTACCATCGGCAAGGCGGTTCAGAAAAAGAACCAGCCGAAGAAAACCACGAAAAAGGCGAAAGCCGAATGACAAGGAGGGAGATCCATGCTGCAAACAGTTTGCGAAAACATCTGCAATTACTTCATCCAGAACAGGTTTGAAGGGCGGTTTGAGATCGAAAACGGCATGATCTCCCTCCCCCTTTTGGACGGGCAGCGGTTTCTGATCCAAGGCTCTGCCTTGAATGATGGAATGTATACGTATCACGATGCGGAAATCAAATCGGATGATGACGAAACTCTGGCGGTGGGGCTGCAAGATGAATCGTGGGCTGGCACGATTTGTGCCCTCGCCGTTCCTCCTGCGGTGGTGGCACTTTCTACAGAGATCAAAGCGTGGGTGGATGCCAATGCAGAGTCACAGAACAGCCCTTATACAAGTGAGAGCGTTCTGGGGGTATATTCCTACACCAAGGCAAGCGGAGGGCACGGAGCTGGCGGTTCTGTCGGCTGGATGGACGTTTTCGCTGACAGGCTGAAACGGTGGAGGAAGGTGAATTTTAATTGAACCTTCTCACCCAAATGATGGAGGATTGCAAAATTCTGAACCGTGTTCGTGTGGACGATGCTTACGGCAGCTACACCGAAACATGGACGGAAGGGGCATCTTTCAAGGCGGCTATCAGCAAGAATACCAGCACGGAAATGCAGATTGCAGAGAAACAGGGGATCAGCGAAGCGTTCACGGTTGTTGTGAACAAGGGATTCTCGCTTGACTACCATGATGTTTTCAAGCGTGTATCTGATGGAGCGATCTTCCGGGTCACGAGCAGAACGGCAGACTCCGAAGCCCATCCAGCAAGCACGGTCAAAATCGCCAAGGTAACGGCTGAAAGGTGGGAATTGCCAAGTGAGAGCAACAGCGCAAGCTCTTAAAACGTTGTTCAGCAGCTTTGGCATCCCGGCTTATACGCTGGACAGCGTTCCTGATGAGGTCGAGCTGCCCTACATCACATTTCCGCTCACCGAACCGGGGGGGAATGAGAAAGCCAGCTTTTCCTGCCAGGTGTGGTATCGGAAAAGACGGCTTGCAGATTTT